TGCTTACCTCTTGTTTATTTCCTGATCCTAAACGATCTCCACCTATTTCTGTTTTCATTTTATTTTTTATTATTTGTTTCTACTTTATTTTTTACCTCATTTAATATCATGACTACTTGTACTATTCTGTCCCATGTTATTTTCTTTAGTTCTGTTTCTACTTTTTTAACTGTGTCTTTCGGTTCTGTTACTCTATATTGTCCCATTGCTCCGAAACTCTTACCATCTACTGTTATTATTTCAAATGGTGTATTTTCTATTGTTTTTCTCTTTACTAATTCTTCAGAAGAGTTGTCTTTGGTTTTCTCTACATTCGTATATAATTGTTTTACTTTTGTTTCTTCCATAATTTACTTTTTTACTTGTTTTTATATATTGTTTTTCTGTTACTTGTTTTCTTTGTATTATTTCTCCCGTATCTTTATCTACGTAAATACTTTCCGTTGTCCACCATTTACCTTCCACTCTTTTCCAATTCTATTTTAAACCAAAATTCTAACCTCCTTAATTCTTCTATTGTAAAATATTTTAATCTTTCTTTTGCATAGTGTTTTTTCGCTAAATCTTTATTAAAAAATCTTATTGCGTATTTCTGTATTTTTATTATTGATTTTTTCTTTTTTTCCCACACTCCCCCTAGAGTAGGGGAGGTGTCATTGTGTCTAGTTAACTTATTATTAATTATAGGACACTTTTTAACTTCTTGATTTTCAGCCATTTAATTCTTTTTTTTATATATTTTGTATATATTTTGTATATTTTATATGTCTATTTGTCATGCGTACTAATTTAATGTTTTTTTTTTAAAAACCTACATTAAGCTAATTTTTAATTCGCGTATTTATGTTTTCAACAAGTCTTTAGACGCGTTAGTATATATTTTTTTTATTCTTTCTTCTCTTTTCAAGTTTCTTACTTCTTTTTCATATTTTTTCTGTTCCCAGTTTATTGAATCGTCCCCATATCCTAATCTTTTGTTTGCTTCTCTCTTTCTTTTTAATACTTTATAATATTCCTCCAGTCCTTTGCTTACATCTATTTCTACCCCACATACATACCTTTTTTCTTGATCCAGTTTCTCGATCCATAACTTTTCTTTTTCTTCTTCACTGTATATCTTATTTCTATAGTATATCGGTAGTGCCAATTCCGTCCCGTGTCTTGTTTTGTACGTTTCTTTCGTTTCGCCTTTCTTATACTTATTCCTCCTACTGTCCTCTCGGTTAATATAATCCTTCCCAATTCCTTTAGAAGTGTATATTTTACTCGTGTATTCTTTGTGTTTTTCATCTACTTTATTAACATACTTTACTATATAATTTACTGTTTTTTCACTACAATACTCTCCTATATATACTTTTCCATATTTCCATATTTTTTCTATATCCTTCACTTCATTTGTCCACACTATTCCATGCATATGAATTCTTTCTGTATTTGTACTTCCTAATTCTGTTACTAACCAATGTCTTAATGTTTTTTTATATTTTTTTCTCCATCTTTCCGTGTAATGTCTTACCGCATATGTACATATCGCATTATCCCTATCATAACCTTTTACTCTCTTATCTATCTTATTATCTATCTTTTGTAATTCCCTTTCACTAAATGTATACGTCACAAACTTTCCATTTTTGTTTACTTTCATATCTTCTAATAATCTCACTTGCCACCCCCGACTTTTCTGCTTTCTGCATTCCATACATTTTCCACACCCTACACTTACCCATTTTATTCTTTCGTCACTACAATGGGGGATATTTCCCCCATTTTTTTTATTTGCCATGTATTTTCTATTCCTTATTACCTTTGGATATAAACACACTTTATTTTGGCTTATTTACTACTGTTGTTATTGTTTTGAATATCTTATTTACATTCGGTATTAATCCTAATAAATCTCCGATTGCTGTGCTTCCTGCTTTTACCCACATTTCCCACCATCTTTGATCTATATCCATTTGTTTTAACTCTTTCATTAATGCTTGTTTTGTTATTTCATTTGCGTTCCTATCGTCGTTTGCATCTGCATTTTGCCTAGCCACTAATACCATATCTATCATATTTTGCATTTGTGCTTTACTCAATTTTACATTTGTTTCCCTTTCTAGTATTCTTGCTTCTGTTTCTAAGTTTGCTAACATTCTTGCTTTCACTATATCAGCTCTCGTTTCTGCATCTATACTTGTATCTTGTGCGATTTTAGCCGCTGTTGCGTTTGCTTGTTTTATTATTGCTTCTGCCCTATCTATTTCCGTTACATTTTGTAACTGCATGTTTATTGTTTTCTGTTCTGTTAATTGACCTTCTAGCTTTTTATTTTGTGTGTCTTGCATTATATTTTCGATTGTTACCCACCCTTGTTCTGTATCTACTCCTTTAGTTTTATCTGTGTTTGCTTGTACATTTTCTTTTTGTGCGTCTAATAATCCTATTTCGCTTGCTAGTTTCATCATTCCTGCTATGTCCATCATTGGCGCGTGTTTATAACTTCCTCCGCTTGCACTTCCTCCCGTTTGACTTCCAGTTGTTACCCCTCCTGCTCCTTGTTTTCCATACAATAATGACGGGTTTAATCCCGCTTCTTTTAATTTTGCTACTTGTTCTGGAAAATTTGTTTTGTTCCACATTTCCATTTGTAACTCATGTCCTTGTTGGTTTAATCCTTGTTGGTTCTGATATTGTATCCCCATTAATTCCTTTTCTCTTTCATGTCCTTTTTTTCCCATGTGTCCTTGCATTCCTGCTTGTGCTCCTATTCCTGCTAGTGCTACACCTCCTTTGATTGCTGCCGGTATCATTGCTAACGGTATTGCCATAATTTCTAATTTTTATTTTTTATTAATTTATATTTTTCGTGCTTTTTTAAAAGCTATCTATTTCCCTTGATAATAATGAACAGATGCGTACTCTTTGCCCAAATTGGGGGTATATTTCAACCCCCTTTTTTTTATTTGGCTTTGGCTTCTGTTGACTCGGGTCCCCCGTCCTTCACTTCTAACTTAACTATTTTTCCTTTTTCCTCGCTATCACCTGAGGTTTTCGGTTTTCCGTCACGTTTTGCTTCTTTGCTTTTGTGTACTACGTCCATTCCATCACATGCGATTTCCCATCTATCCGTACGTATATTATACGCACTTAATACTCCGTCTTTTCTTTCCGTGTATATCTCGGGTGCTCCGTCTGTTATTGGTTCTCCATTATTCACTATCCGCTCTATTTTTTGTTCTATTGTTTCCCCCTCTAGTGCTTCCACACTTGTTAATCGGGTTTTTTTTACTTTTCTATACTTATACATATTCTATAAATTTGGGATTACTTTTGCGCTCATTTTTCTTCTTGCTTTTATATCTGCTTTGATTTGTACCCAAAAATTTTGGCTATCTAAACTTGTATCTGCGAATATATTATTGTATTTACTTGGGTCTATATACGTAGTTAAATCTTGTATCCCATACCCTTCTCTTGTTTCCGCATCGTTTCCATTTTCATACCTTCTATTCAATGTCATAAACATACTATTATTTTCTTCTGCGAATGCTCCATATGTTCTATTTACATTTGTCATATAATTGATCCATGCTGGTTGCTTTCCTGCACTTTTATATACTATTTGTTCTTGATCATCTATTGTTGTATCGAACCATGCCATCTGATCGGTAATTAAGTCTTGATATCCTAGTGCATCTAAACTTGGCTTATGAAAATCATTCATACTTTTTAAGTTTGTATCCCACTTATTCCCTTGACTATAGTCAATTCTCGGTGTTATACTTACTATTCCCATTATATAAGATGGCTCATCTACTCTTACCTTTACTTTTCCACCTTTATCTTTTCCGGTAAGTCTTCCTCTACCTGCTAATGTTCCTAATGGTTGGTTTTCTGTTCCTACTTTTGTTTCTGCATTACTTACCACTTCTTCAAAGGCTAACTCTTTTATTAAGCTACCCTGATATATTGGGTTTTCATGCCCTTTTGCTCTCTCATGTGTATATACTGCACTTAGCCAGTCATCATATGAACCTCCCGATATTGCTATCCTATTTAACATATTATATATCTTATTTGCTAAATTTAAACTATCTATTGTGAATTCATTTCCTGCCGTACTTACTGCCGTTATTTCATTGATTCCCGTTGGTCCATCTATCCATTCTGTGCTTATCCAGTTATTAAATAAATCACTTTGGTATGTTTTTATTCCTAATCCTTCTTGACTTCCAGTCTTATAATATCCACTATCTTCTTCATCTCCGTATGATCCTAATCCTAATCCGTATGGTGCTATACTATCTTTTGTTACTCTGAAATAATCTGTTGCCCTTACATCTTCTAGTATTTGCATTCTCATATCGTCTATATTATCCAATGGAAATTGTGTTAATTCTGGTTCTCCATTATTATTGGCTACTGTGTTTTCCATACTTTGCCCATTTATTAATACTGTACTCCATGTATTTGTTCCCATTGGTCCTATATATGTGTTTCCTACTGCGTTCCATTCAGATCCGTCTTGCGCTTGACTTGTGTCACTATCACTATTATTAAACCATAATGTTCTAAATCCATAAGTATTTGTTCCAATTGTTACATTTAAGCTATCCCAGTCCGGTTGTCCATATGGTTCTCCAGTTGCTAACCACTCCGCGCTTATATCATAACTCATTGTATCTCCTATTGCGGTCTGAAATGTTCCTCCACCCCCTACTAGATCAATACTTGTTACTTGTCCTTGTGGTGTTCTTTTTGTTATTATAAAATGATTTACTCTCCATAGGTTTGTTTCTGCGTTTCCGTGTATAACATACCCTCTTTCTTCTTGTTTGTTTGCATAGTAATTTTTATATATATCCCAGTATCCTAATAGTGGTACTGCGTTGAATTCTCTATCTACAACTCCTTCTCTTGGTTCTCCTGTTTCTGTTACTGCTCTCCCTAAACCTTTCATATGAAGATAACTGTATATGCTACTTGTATTTATTTGTTGTGTATCTCCTCTACCATTGTAATATGTTGCTTCCATTGTTATTTGTGGTAATAATACTTCGCTCATATCCATACCTATGTTTAACATATTCATGTGTAATTTTCCCTGATATAATCTTACTGGACATTGAAATACATCTAATTGTACTTTATAGCTTCCATACAACGGTCCTACTGTTGGTAGCGTTTTTACATCTGCCATTAAATCAATTTCGAATGTGTCCCCCGGTAGTCCTAATTCTGACATGAACGGCACTAATGTTCCGCTTGCCATTGAACTTCTCCATATATATCCTAAATCATGTGTACTCCTTTCGAAGTTTCTCATGCTTACCTCTTGTTTATTTCCTGATCCTAAACGATCTCCACCTATTTCTGTTTTCATTTTATTTTTTATTATTTGTTTCTACTTTATTTTTTACCTCATTTAATATCATGACTACTTGTACT